CCCTCAAGGCCAGATAGGCCCATGGTCTACCCTAGAAGGGCGACCGCCACCCAAGCTTGATGCTGACGCGCTTGGGACGTCCAGAACGTTCCAAGTGTCTCTTATCGAGTTCCACGGGTGGCGCCCATGGAGAGGAGTCGCTTTCGCGACCCTCGTCGGGAATGTGTCGAAGGAAATCAGGGGGATGACTCCCCCAACCTTCTATGCTTCTCACACTCTCCAACTTAAGAAGACACTTAAGTAGGGCATCTATCTCTCCCAACTCATCACTGGGAGCTTTGGCCTCCACTACATAGCCTCGAACTAGAGGACTATGGAGGCTCGGGTGCGTTTTCTCGGCTTGGTAGCCAAGGAACGAAACCCGGCCCAACACTGAGGACGTTGGCTCTACATCGGGGTAATGTCGTAACACACCCCTAAGTAGATTATCCAACCAACGACAGGTCTGCCAGTAACCACTCTGGTAGAGTTGGTTCCGCAGACTCACCGTTGAGATGACCTCAGTCACGTCTGCTATCGTGGAAGGTAACGCTTGCCTGACCCGGACTATTGATACGTCCTGGCCATTAAAGAATTCCTTCCCACAAGACTCTCTGAACCTTCCGGTCCAGAAACTCTTGTCCGCACCAACTTTAGCACCGAAATGTTCGAGTTGGCGGACGATAGTGGGCACATGGTCAACGGGGACAATCAAGTCATCCCCGTAGACACGCACCGACCCCGCAAGGGATTTCACATCCTTGCGGGTGAGTGACTTGTTGAGCGACTCTTCAATCCCGAGGAGAATCACGGTCGTAAAGACCATGGCCTCCACGGGAAAGCAGAGTGCTGAACCCATAGACGCATACTTAGCCAGGCGTTAAACGCCATGACCAGGTATGGCAGCCCGCCGGGAACGTGTCGCATCGATGGCCTGATGCAAATTTGGCCATCGCGCGAACATGCTCCTAACGAGCTGGTTGGAGACACGATCGGAGGCGTCGCTAAGATCTAGCGTCGCCGTCCGGCCATCGGCCGAACCTTGACGGGCCAAGTCCTGATTAGGGACCTGATCGTCAAACCCGATCAACTTCTTG